TTCCCTTCAGGATGGCTAGCTATTATCTGGTCTGCTTTAATAGCTAGACCTTGATTAAAAGATTTATATAAGTTAGTAGCGTTATCTTTACCTACAATTAACTCGTTGTCTGCTACCTTAGAGTAGTACTTTGCTACATCCTCAGTAGAAGCTGCTCCATCAATTAATCTTTGCTGAAGAACTTGGCTCTCTGTTTGTAGCCCATTAAATGTATCTTTTGTTATTTCATTCTTGGCGTATGTCTTTGCCTTATTAACCATCTTTTCAGTATCGCCAAGTACATACTTGCCATACATTTCAGCAGCCTCAGGATTAGTTTGACCTGCTATATTTCTCTGGTTAAAAGCATTTACTCTTTCAGATATAATCTTTTCAAGAGGAGTATTTTCATTGACTACTTTACCATCAGGTAACTTAGTTCCTTTCTCAATAAACCCTGATTTAGACATACCAAATATATTCTCAAGTACAGGTACTTCCTTGTTCTCCCATTCATCGGCACCATCTCTAGCCACCTTCATAGACTCAACTCTGCGCTCAGCACTTTCCATTGCCTTACCAACTTGCCCAGCAACTTTTCCAAGTTCTCTTAGCTTTGAGCCTCCCGACTCTATCTGAAGAGGTCTAGCTGATTCTACCCTAGTGCTTGCTTCCGTTCTAAAATTTCCCTCAGGTATCCTTGGCATATATTCTCCTAACTAATTTGACCCTTGGCATATGCAGCACTTGCATTACCAAAAAATTCTAATGGAGCCATTTCAGCTTTAGTCTCCATCATTCGCTTCTGTACCTCTAGCTGAGTGTTCTCAAAGTCAGCCTCAAGCTGTCTAACCTTAGCGGCTTCCATAGCTTTGTTAGCTGTTTCCTGAAGTACATTTAATGCTGAGCCTTCAAGCTTTACACCAGATTTTATATACGTTGTAGCCTGTGCGCTTTTTACAGCCTCGCCTTTAGCAAATATATTCGCTACAGATAAGTCAGCTCTCGCCCCAATCTGAGCTTGTCTAGCTTCTAGTGATGAAGCCTGTAACGATGAGTTAGCCCACTTAGTATAGCTATCAGCTAACTCAGCACCAATTAGACTTGCGGAAGATACATTCTTCCACTGACTTGGTGTACCACCAAACCTGTCAGCCAGATACTCTGAGTTAGATACGGCTTTTGCATAATCGTAGTCTGCTCTAGTCTTAGCCATCGTTGCTTACCCCTCTTATAACTAAGCCGGATATATAACAAGGTTCGGCTTTGTCGTTCTGTATATGTATAACATGATCGTACTCCGGATTTCCTGTAACTGCAACCTCATCTCTTCCAGTAAAGATCTCGCCATTATCGGGAATACGTTCTTCCATATTATAACCATCCGTACCAATCTTATAACTACGCGTGTTATTAATTCGTACAGACGCTTTATCAATTCTTTTAAGCCCAAGCTGTGCAGTACCCCATTGTTGTCCTGCCTCTATAGGAGCAGTAGCAATATGAAATCTATACGTAAGTCCGTAAGCTACATCGACATAGGCAGTACCCAAGTCGTATGTGTCTCCGTCAACAATGAATGTAATCTCATCTACGCTAGATCCCTGAGTAGCAAATACTGTAACTTCAGTACCTATCTCAAAATGCCCTGTTGGTATCACTTGGTTATCTCTTGTAAATAGACAGGTAATACCGCCATCATTAAAGAAGTTAACTAGCCCTGTGCCAGTAAAATCTATGAACGTATTTGACTGAGCGTTAGCCAAGCTAGTAGCTAGTCTGAAACCAGAGATGTCTCCGTTTTGATATGGTATTGCATAGTACGTAGTGTTGAGACTTAGCCCTGTACCAGATAAAATACTTCCGTTAGTTGAACTAAACTCTACCTCGTCACCAACTTTTAGTTGTGAGAAGTCATAATGCATGTAGTTGTTTGTCTTATCCATATTGTACAATGTAACAAACTCTTCTTGTCTGAAGAATCTTAGCCCATCCATAAAGCTTAATTTATCTTGGATGTTAAAGAATCCAAAGTTGATAGGCTCTACTAAGTTTCTATCTATTTTTTCCAAATAGAGAAGTCCATCTTTCCTCTGCACAAGTACTGACATATAGTCTTTAGAGTCCTCATTTACACCAAAGGCTACGTCGTACACGTATCCCTCAATGTCATGCTTAGTAAATGCACTTGTCTGAGTTTCATTGTTCAGTGTAAGAGATACCAGTTTACCTGCTACGGCCATATAAGCGATGTTAAGTTCTTCGTGCCACGCTAGTGCATCTATCCTACCATCCAGTAAGTCATCATTAAGTATAGATACTTCTTTAGTTATATAAGATCCATTAGATTCATTGTATGTGAACAAGTGAAGAGACTGCCTGCTTCTACTAACAAATAATATTGTATTATCGTAAGTCAGTGATAGACCCTTAAAAGATCCATGAGTTGTATGTGGTCTAGCAGATATATTCTTTTGGGATATAGCTGATCCGTTACCAGATACAATAAATTCTTGGTTAGATGTACCTACCATAAAGTTTACAGACGACTCCATAAATGTAATAGCTGATCCATTTTTAGTAGATAGCGTAAATTGGTATGGATCTGTCTCTAAAATGTCTCCATCATATGTATGATAGAACCTAGCATTATCTACTCTATATATACTAGATCCAGTTGTTTTTACCCAAGAGAAAGATGAGCTGTAGTATCGCTTATCTAAAAAGAAATATGGTGTATTTGTTTTAGATCCCCATATTGTAGCAGGATAAGAAGGCGATCCCCCAAATACAACTCTGGCTTCGTCGACACATACTGTCTTAGGATATCCTAGCCTGCTACTCCATGCTGATTGGTACCACTCATCAAAGTAGTCGGTAGAGGTTCCAGATAGTTTGTATGTATCATCCCCTCCTGTGTTGCTGAAGTTTAGAGTACTTAAAGTATCACCAAATATGTAAGAAAAGTCAGGAGTACAGTTAACTAAAGTAGAGCTAACATACCCTGTAATACGATAGCTTTCAGTAGCAATACGTACTCCGTTCTGTATATTACATGGGCCTGTAATCATTATTCTTTCGCCAACCATATCAGAGGTAAAATAGGAAGCGTCTGTTTGTAGCTGATCTCCACCACCTGATATACCTAGTACTTTTATCTTAATCCCTCCACCAACTTGAACCATTGGAGTAGTGCCATAGTATGAAGGATAATTTCCAGCCCTAGGAGATAATTCGTATGCTCTCGCTAATTTAATTACGCCATTTAGATCTTCCATCTCTACGTATAGAGGAGGCTTAGTACCTGAATAGTGCGCTACTATAACAGTGTTCTCGTGTACCGCTATATTAAAATCTTCAGCTAAGTAGGTTCCAGCATAAGATATGAACCCATTGGATACATCTCTTCCTTCTCCGTCTAGTATTCTTAGTACTGTGTTATAGAAAAGAAAGAATAATGTTTTATTACCAAATAGGGTAACAGATTTAATAACGGGTTTTGAGTTTGTAGGTATAGACCCAACACACATAATTGGTTGAAGGCCAAACCTTTTATAGGCTCCACCATGCTTGCCAATTAAAGCATTGGTTCCTATAGATAAAGCTTCTTGGTATTCTCGTATATCTATACGGCCAAATAACTTAGGCGATATTTCACCTGCCTTAAAACTAGTTTGTCCTCTTATAAATTTCATAGTCTACTGCCCGTCCACGTATTGTACTCTAGGTTATCTACAGTTATTTCCATAGCTCCATGAGATCTAGCCTGACCTATCCAAAATTCGTACTCTTGAAAAAGCTCTTGCTTCTGAGTACTGCTTTGGTTAATTGCGTAGCATAGGTCATGCGCTAAGGCACACGATAAAGCCTCTTTAAAGTCCTCATCAAAATACGCTTCTAGTACATTACTAGTTATATACTTTAAATTAATTATATCTAATTCAGATACTATCTGACGACCCTCTACAGAGTAGTGGTATTCAGTAGTCTTAGATGTATCGTAGTCTGCCATAACGCCGACAATACGTATACAGTCAAGTGGTTGCTCAAAATAGTTCTCAGTACCAAACTCAGGAGTAAACGATACAGGAGATAACTTAGATCTCTTGATAGCAAACTTCCAAGGATGTGAACGTAAAACCCTATTCTTTATTTTTGTGTACTGTTCTTGGCACAGTCTGGCCCTTTTATTATCGTCAGTCAGAGCGTTGATTCTTTCAGCTCCGAGTTTGATAAGTGCAGAATTACAAATGTCTACATCAACTGACATGATCCCTCCAATAAAACAGGGGCTAAGTTATAAGCCTAGCCCCATTATACATGATTAAGCCGAGGAACGGAAACTTAATCTAGTGAGTATTCAACCCAGATTTTACCTGAAGCAGAAGCATCACCGTCTAAAGTACAAACAAGGTCAGTACTTTGAGATAGTTTATCCCCTACAGAAACACTGAAAGAAGGTGCTGTACCAGCTCCAATGTTACCGAAAGCTAAAATAAAAGCTCCAGCAGGTAGTTTCGCGAAATAAACATCGTCTGAGCCAGCAGCTCCAGAGAAGCTATCAATCGCTACACGTTGTTTCCCGTTGTATTCACCAATAGCAGCCGCCTCAGACGGTTCATTGATAAACTCTTTTTGGTAATTTGATCCATAAATATCAGCCATGATTTACCCCTTATTCCTTACAAAGTACTTCTACAACTTTCACTTCTTCAAGTCTTGTAGCACCCATTGACATTGAAGCGTAAACTTGCTTAGCATAGTGCTTAGCAGGTAACTCATCAATTCTACCTTTAACATCTGAACCAAGAGCTAACATTAACCCTGATCCTGCACAAGCAATTACTCTTCTAGCATTGATAGCAATAGTATCCGAACCAGAACCAAGTGATCCGTTAGACGCATCAAAGTTAGTAATAGCAGCAGAAGTAACAGGAAGTCTCTCAAGTCTGATGAATTTAAATCCCATAAAAGAATCAATGTCACCGTTAACTAAAGCTCTTACTGTGTTGTAATCTGCACTTGTAGTTTCTGTTTCACCTAATAGGTTATCAATTTGCTCAGCCTGACAGATGATATATAGTTGTTCCATATCAACTTCATTTTGGTTGAACTTTTTCTTGATAGCTCTAAGAGTTCTTACGTTTAATTTTGAACTTGCAGAACCATCGAAAGCACCAATCTTGTTAGCATCTTCTAATACCTTAGGTGTTCCACCTTCTTTACCTGCATAAGATGTTCCTAATGCAGCTTCGATGATGATATCATCCATTTTTCTACCCATTGCCATCATAGCAGCTTTCGCATACTGAGACTCTGGATCATGGATAAGTCTTAACTTATCTTCTTTATCAACTAAATCAGCCCAGAAATAGTCGTTCATTGTTACTCTTCTTCTCCCATGTGGAGTTTCTTGATACGTAGTATCTGAGTGACGACCGATTTTTTCTTGTGCTTCTACTGGCCCGTAGTGGTCATAAAACCCTGATTCACCATTTAATGTTTCTGTTCTAACAATTCCTCTAAGTCTTGAACCTTTTTGTTGACTTAGATGCCATACGTTAGAAGAGAATTGTTTTACCATATGTTCTGTTACAAATTGAGACATATTCAACTCCTAAAATTAGATTAATATTATTGTATGTTTTTCGACTGATTGCCCCTCTCGGGATCTATCTAAGCTATCTTTTGAAGGGATCGGTGAAACGATTGTCCCAGATCGCTGTATTAATATAATATACGAACAGGGGGCTGTGTCAACCCCCTAGTACGATTATCGTAGCATTTGAAATAATTTATTCACTTCTTCTACTGTTCTCTTATGGTCAGGGTGCATACTGTTGTAATATGCTCCATTCATATCCCCTTGAATTTCCCCTATTCTCTTCTGAGCATCGTCAGGAGAAAGAGAATAAGCAGGCTTAGAATCACCTTGAAAGCTATCTTCAGCAAAGAACTTCTTACCAATTTCATTGAATACCTTTATAATATTAGGATCATTACCTAAACCTGTTTCATTTAGATACGCCTTAAGATCTTCCCCACCAAATTCGCTTACTGCTAATTTAGCAGTATGTACGTTTTGCTCAAAGGCCTCGCCCCACTCTTCTTTAAGACCTGTAATCTTTTGAGTAAGCTCCTCCTCTTGGGCAGATTGCATACGCTCTACCTCTTGACTAGTATGATTATTAAGAAAATCAAACATAGCCTGAGCTTGATCTGGAAGTAATCTTTGCTCATAGGCAGTCTTTTTAAACGCTTCCATCATATCTTCTTTAAGGATAGACTTCTCAGGAGTAGCAACCTTGTACTCACCAAAGTCAGTAGGTAGTCCCATCTTGTGATAGAAAGCAGCTCTCTCTTCATCAGTAGAGTTAGCGTTAGGGATAATAACTTTATCAGCCCCCATCTTTCTTTGTGCGTGTACGTAAGACTTAATTAACGAAGGTACATCTTGGATTGCTTTAAGAGAAGTATCTCCTGCTATCTCAGGATCAATCCCTTCAAATCCACTCATCCACTCTGGAGCAGACGGTGCAGGATTTCCTCCGCCATCTACAGGAGCTAGACCTGTAGCAACTTCTGTTTCACTTGTAGCAGGTGCGCTTGCTGCCCCTGCCTCACCACCAATTAAACTTTCACTCATCGCGTTCCTCCTCTAATCTTCTAAGCATCTCATTCAGTTGATCCATGCTTGCATTTGTTGTTCTAATAATACGTAAGACTACACTACGCGCACCCTCATTAAAATGAGTTTCGTACGGATCTTTATCAAAAGTTGACATAGTGAAGTGACATGATTTCATCAAGTCCTCTAGTACAATTTTACCTGCCTCGGACTCGAATACTTCTTTGTAGGCACGCATAGTGGCCTTCATTTGTTTTGTCTTAAACATAGTTCCTCTTTATGTTTTATATTTGCTCAGCGTTGCTTAGCTTCTGTGCTGTATCAGCATCTACATTATCTTGTTGCGATTGCATCTGAGAAGCTTGTTGATCCGCAGCTTGTTGTCTTGCTTGCTCAACCTCTTGCCTTCCCCTTAGCATCTCTTCTGGTAATCCAAATACTTCGGCGTGATACCTTAGTACTTCATCACCATTTATATTCTCCATCATCTGCGGTTGCATTTCAATAATAGGTGCAACAGATTGTATAACTCTTGTAAACGTGTCAGCCTCTCCAGATCTCTGTGCTTTAGAAATCTGAGATACATAACGTACTTCAAGTTCTTTTCCTTTAAGTTCTTTAGGGATCTCCCCGAATAGACCTTTACGGAACATGATTCCAAATACCCTGTCAATAATTGGCTTTAGTAATTCATTATTAAGACGACCTAAAATAGGCCCCATCATCCTAAGGTTTTCCTCAGTCCTCTGCATAACTTCAGTAGCAGTCATCTGAGGGCCTTGCTGTAACTGTAATTGATCTATAAAGAAAGCTGAACGAATACGTTGTCTCGATTGTTCTACCATCTCTGTATTAATATCTATACGCCCACCAGTAATAAGTGGCTCTATTCTATCCTTAGATCCTGCTCTATAGATATTACTTCCACCCGGCTGAGTTCTAACTGGCAATAAAAAGCCATTATCAGGAATCATAAGCGGAGGATCTGCTGCTTTTTGTGCTGCTCTAATCATTGTTTTCATCATAGAGTTAAGCATTTTTATATCGGGAAGAGACTTCATTGCAGGCGACCTACCGTATTTCTCTCCCGTTATCTTAGTCCATCTAGGAATAGCATAAGGTTTTTCATTGAACTTGCCTTCCTTAAGAAGTACAGGCTTGTCTTTAAGAACATGATAAGACGCAAATATATCGCTGTTAAGTTCTTTAGGCTCAATAGCGTGAATTACTTTGCACTTTACAGTAGCATCTTTTTGGTACTGCTGTTGAAGCTCAAGAGGTAGAATGTCCTCTCCAAACTCTTGTACAATCTGACGTAAAGTATATTCGTATTCTCTGTAAACAGTATCTACTACGCCTTTACTATTCTCCTCAATAAATACTTCATATATAGAAGAAGCAAAAAAGCGAACTACTGTCTCTTCATCCTCTTCAATCCTAAGAGATGTAGTACCTGCACTTCCTAGATCTAAGTATGTTTCATGGATCTCAGTCTGAAAGTTAGATTGATTAAACACCTTAATCATCTTAAGTACAGAGTTCTGTAGAAACTGTCTAACTTCTTTAATTTGATCTACTTCTTTTTCACCAGTACTAAGACCAAACCACACAGAAGAAGGGTTAGTAAGCATACTGTGTAAGGCTGAAGCGAGTAACTCATTGGCGTGAATGGAAGTACTATCATATAAATTATGCCCCTTCTTTTCTCCGGCAGTAACCATACCGTAAACTTCATCTTTCCTTGGGAGTACATACTTTGCAAGTTCCTCCCAATAAGAATCCCAATTTACACGATCACTCTTAAGCTTTTCAAACTTTTGAATAATCTTCTTGGCCTTTACAGCAGAGTCTTTAATATCCGAAATATACATATATTATCCTAATAGGCTTCTGTTTTTGTTAGTACCTGTTAATACAGTTCCTTGCTCAGAAACTTGCTGAGCAGATGGACTTCCACCTAGTACAGTTCCCTCTTGTCTTTTCTTATATCCTTCCAAAGTGCGCTGATTCTGTCCAGCGATTTCAGCTTTAGCCCCGGATTTTTGAGCTTCGTTAGAAGCTTGTATTTGCTTGTTTGCGCTATATGCCGATATACCACCTTGTATCGCAGCAGTCGCAGCCATTATAGCCATAAGTGTTAATGGATCCATCTATACTCCAAATTCGTCATAATCCTGCTCAACAGTAGCAGTATAGTTATTAATATTAAACTTATTCTCTGGCAGTTGCAAGTCAAGTCCCATCATCCTAAACGCATCCGAGCCATTTGAAGCCCAGTTGTGTAGCGGTTTATCTACAAACATCTGATTTTTGGAATCATATTTACGTTGGTAGTTCTTGAGTGCTTCTATCCCTCTTTTACAATTTGTTCTGTGGAACCATATGTTCTTCTTGAGTAAGATCCTTGACGCGTTAATACCATCAGCAACAGACTGTCTTGGGATAATGTGGGTTCTAATACCGAAGTCCATAAGAGTTTCCTGTCGGCTTCGTCCAGTTCCAAGTTCTCTTGCAGCGCCATCATGTGGTATTCCGTGTTGTTCATATACATAAGGTTTCGCTTTAATTTCTTTTGCGTACCATTCTAATCCTACACCTGCATGTTCTAGGTAGTCAATAAGACGAATCTCTGAACCAACCTGTTGAACAAACCAAATAGCGGTTGAATCAGAAATACCCAAATCCCAATAAGTGCTAACAGGGAGAGTAGGGTCGTAATCAAAATCAGTAATACGTCCGCGTTTTTCAAGGTCGTTAAGATACTTACCATAGTATGCTCCTAGTAAAGCAGCAGAGAATGAACACTCATACTCCTGCTCGAACTCTTCCTCAGACATAGATGCTCTTGCTTCTGCAAGCTCCTCATCGTCAACTACTCCGGTTTCACTAGCTTTGTAGCAGGCAACGAACCAATTTTTGCCTCCGGCTTGTAGCTCTCCACCGAGTTGATATATGTTGTGGAAATGGTTTTGTCCCTTAGGAGTTCCGATAAAGATGCCCCATCCCTTACGATCTGACAGAGCTGGTCTAATGACCTGACCCCAAATAATTGGATCGCATTGTGCGTACTCATCAAGAATGACTCCATCAAGATAAATTCCTCGTAGCGAATCGGGATTGTCCGCACCGAGCAGTACAAATCTAATCTTGTCTCCTCGATCTGGTCTGGGTATATCGACTCGTAGTTCGGCTTCATTTGCTTTGGCCCCCGGAATATTCTTCGTGAAATCCTTTAGGTATTCCCACGCAACCCTCTTCGCCTGTCCATAGGTAGGAGCGATATACGCGTACTGTGGATTCTTAAGGTCACAGTTCAACCCTTTATCAATCATCTCCATAATAGAGAATACTGTCTTACCGAAACGACGGTGACAGACTAATACATTAAATCTTCTTAAATTACTGTGAAGTACTTGCTGTAGTTCTCTAGGCCTATAGCCAAGGTCGATAACTTCTGACCCTTCTGGAAGGTCGTTTAAATTGTAGTCCTCTGTTTGTTCCATCTATCACCAAAAGAAATGGCCCATAAGAAAGCCGATTATAAATACTACTGCCATGCTGTGCTGACCGAAACGGTATACAGCTACGCTAATAGGTTCCTTACCTTTAACTAATAAGTATATTTCATACGCCAGTAAAAATACTGACATAACTATTAAAACCATGCCTGTTGTTGTAGGCATCCCCGGCTGTTCCATTACGCCTCCGGTGGATCACGTAACTCATGAAGGAAAAAGTTAACTCCCATGACATGATCTACTGTATCGTGGTTAGTAACATCGCAAGTAAGAATAAGCCCTGCCTGAAGTTTAGCCCCATACGCACCTTCTCTCTTGTATATCTTGCTACCCATATTTACATTGTACCCATACTGCTCAGTCATAGAATCAACGAATCCACCTTGACCATCTGGTACTTTTACATAGAAATTAATTGTTTCGTGTACATCTTCTACTACTTCTGCTCCATTGAATAAGCAAAAATTGAAAGGTATTTGAAACGTAAGAGTCTTAGTAGCTCCTGCCTCAACAAGGTCTTTAACACCTGTTACTTTAGCATATAGAAGTTTACCATCTCTTGTTGTATTATTTGCTAGTGCTTCTTGTCTTGTTCTCATATTTCCGCCACCTGTACATACGATGCTGTAACTTCACGATTCCCTTTATTAGACCTAACTAATATATCAACACTAGTAAGAGCAATAATACCAATAAGCGGAGTAAAGTAAAAAGCATTGTCAGCAGTATTAGTACTTATCATAGACGATGGATTAGATGAATTGTTCCAGTTTACAAATGTAGCTAATAGTTCTACGTTTACATCAAATACAATCTGACCGTCTACAACAAGACGGACATTATACTTAGCCGTAGTACACTTTAAAAAGAATCCAGATATATTACTAGATACACCTGAGTTAGAGAATATAGATGTATAGCCTGCGCTATTTATAGTAACAGGGGTAGACGTTTCAAATATCCTAAGGCTACTAGATACACCTACAGAGCCCTCATCTATCTTAGCTAAGACATGTAGGTTCTTACTTCCTGAATCGTCTAGCGATACATCGGCTTTAAAAGATTCATCAGAACCAGTGATCTGTGTTAGACCACTGGCTTGTGTTTCTCTATCTATGTCGTTACCAGCCATTAGTTAGATAACCCATTCATAAAGCTGTAAAGTGCTTGTGCTTGGTTGTCTAGGTTAGTCATCTCGATCTTAACCTTTACACCTGTAGCAACTTTAATAGGACGCTTAAGCTCTAATGTAGCATTTGGATTAGCTGTAGAGTTAAAGATTACACCTTTAGATGTAAACGTACCTGCTGCTACTCCGTCCTCAACGAATAACTCACCCTTCATATATCCTGAAGCTGAGATACCCCATTGCTCTAATTCAAATTCTTCTGGAGCAACAGAAGTATATTCGTGATCTTCACTTGCGTTCTTAACAATCTTAGTAGCCGTTTCTTTGTGTACGTGAATTTCTTCACCTTCACTTTCTTCGATAGAAACAGGCATTGGATTTGTTTTTGAAAATGGTACACCATCCTCATCTCTTACAGCTACGTCCGCACAAACAACCGTTTCATCAACACCATTATCATAAGCAACACCAGTAGGTCTAACATTTTGATCTGCTTCTCCCGGCACTTCGGCTGTATTCTTACGGTCGTGCAGGATTTCTGCGTTTGAACTTGGACGCTTGTTTGAGACTGCATCGTAATCACCATTCGTTAAATTATGCCCTTCTTGAGAAAGCAAAACCTGCTGGTCATTACCATCACTATCTTTAGAGAAGTTTCTAACGTGAGCTTTTTTCTCACTTACTTCTACTGCTTTATCTACACCACCCGGATCAGTTCCGTCTTGTATTTTGACTAGTACTCTTTCATCATCACCATCCGCTACTGAGCGTACAGGTAATTGCGAATCAATATCATTTCCAACAGCCATGACTATTCTCCTTGAGCTTCAAGCTCTGCTATTTCTTTCTTTAGTTCTTCAATCGTTTGCTTTGCTATGTCGATCTCACCCTCAATCTTACCTGCTTTTTCCATCAGTTTCAACTGCTGAATAGCCAGTTCGTCGGCGTGAGCATCAATCTTCTTTAATTTCAACTTCTTCTCTAGTAGTAGTATCTTAGACTGCATACTGATAACCCCTTAATCTAGTATTAAACTCAGCCGTATTAGGGCCTCTGTTTGTCGCTTTTATTTTAATATTCTGACCTGTCTCGATTTCAAAGTTTTCAAAATCAAACGCTGTCTCGTAATATGTATAGTAAGTTCCCTTCTTCCCCACACGTACATCGTCGATCAGTACCTCAAACATTCCGATATTACACCCGAAACATTCAGCAAGTCTAAGCCTAAGACCTCTCTCCGCTGGCACAGTATAATCAATTAGTATGGCCGTATCAGTAGATATCACAGAATCTTCTTCAAATAGGTTCAATTCCCCTACGAAGTCTCCTGCTACTGGAGGAGCTGGGTCTTGGACATAGATCGCAAACACTTGGTCATAGGTATTCCCATCACCGTCTTGCGCCTGCAATTTTAAAGGATATGCTATATCGATTAATTGAACTGAGTCCTTTAATACAAGAACACTTCCTACTACATCAAACTTATTATACGGATCATTAACTACCGTAATCGTGTGCGCAACATCATCAAAGTCAGATACGGATATGTTAGCAACAGGTAGCCCTGCACCCATTCCGTCGTATACAATATTATTATCAAGCTCAATGAAATAAGGCTTACCACTAAGATCAACAACAGGATCAAACGCAACAGAATTATAGATCCAATAAAGATCAGTCCTACCATCCTGAGCGTAATCGATAGTAATACGTCCATTCGCATCCTTAGTCTCTCGCCATATATGCCAACGAGGCTCCGCCTCATGCGCGCCCGAAGGTGCTTCACCATATATAGTAACATACTCCGACTCGACACTCATGCGTCTTTCTTTCGGAGCCGCTTGGTGCAATGACCATTGAGCTAAGTTCTGCTGATCTGTAGGATTCTGTCTAGTAGCCATTACTTCTTAGCTTTTCTCTTAGACTTTAGCGGAACCTCTTCCTGAAGTTTGTACGTCAGCTCCGGAGACTTCTTCTCCTCCAACTGCTTTCCGCCCTTCTTCACTAGCTCCTGAAACTCCTCTTCCGTCAGTAGTTCCATCTTGTTCGTATTTGGGTTCTGTACTCTGTACTTCTTCATATTTAACCTCTATATCTGGCTTCCTCTCAATGCCCGTCATAACTACAAGAGTAGTAGCGGTATTGGAGCCTGTATGTTCTATCTTATTTCCGTACGAACCGGGATCGCCTTTCTCGGCTGCCCACTTATAAACGTCTGATTTAAATTTTGCAACTGGAACATCGTCTTTGTCAACCACCTGCTCAGCAATCTCAATAACTTTGTCTGCATAGTACTCTGCCCTATCCTTCCTTGCAAGTTTGATCTCTTCGTCAAAGGTGGCATTATTACGCCTCCAATAGTGTATCACAGTGAGAGAAGGCAAGCTAGGGTCGTCGCCAAGTTCTTTTAGCGTGGCTCCTTCCCTAACCCGTTGACATATGAGCAAGGCCATATCAAAGTTAAATCTATACTTCTCCATGTCATGCAGGGATACGGGTCGCAAGATCTCGCCTGTATCTAAACATACGTTTTCTAATGCTCCCGTCTTAGGATTCTTGACTAATGCTGTATTAAAATTGTTCCCCTTCATAGTACCAATGTAATACGATTTACCACCAAGGGCAAGTACATTCCTGTGGCTCGTCAAAGTCGTATACATCTATTCCATATTCTAAATCAGAGTAGTCCATGATAACTGTCTCCACTGGAGTAGATGTAAATGGCATGAATAGGATCATTATTAAGAGAATCTTCATCATACTAATATTAGCATAAAATGCAATTAAGCGGTAATTAGTATGGTGGAGTAAAATGGTCAGTCTTATATTTTAAAAAGTTGTCCCGGACACCAAGGGCACCCCTTACTATTAAACAAATTTATTGTTTGGGGGGTACCCCCCCATCACCTTTCTTTGTTATTCGCTAACGCTTCTAACATTTAAATTTGTGGAGCTATCGCTCTTATTCCTTATGTCATTCATTCACTATCGTTCATTACTGACTCGCCGGCCCAACGGGCTGGACGTGCGAAAGCCCCATGCATTACATAGGGCTGGTCACTTGTTAATGTACTAGTACTATGTACTATATAGTAAAGTTATTCTTCTTACTCGCTCGGGCCATCATATCCTCAATGATCTGCTCCCTACCTACCGAGTCAATATAAGAGTCAACAGCATTAATTCCAAGCTCACCCATAAAACCACCTAGTGCTATTGCTTTGACCGCTTTGATTGATGCGTTGAAACCACCAATTCTTTTATCATTCTCTAAAAAGTTTACGCTTACGTAATCAGTCCCGTTTTTTGTTGCTTTAATCTGTAATTGTTTCATGTCATTGTCCTTGTTGTTGTGGGGACAATTGCCCCCGTTGATATTACTTCTTAGATTTAATTGTCTTAATCATTTCAAGTGGTAGTTCACTTAATTTAAATACAGTTACTTGAAAACCTTGTGCAGTGTGTACTCTTTTACGTGCTTTGCTGTTGCTACAATCTCTATAACCAAGCCCAGCATTCTTATAAGCTGAGTTAACACCGATTAATTTTGCGCCATCCTTTAGACATACCGGTTGATTCGCTGACCAAGCCTTTTCGATTTGTCCTTTTGTCACTGTCTTAACACTTGATGCACCGTCCTTGTAATTGTAAAGCTCTAAGCTGTGTGCTTTAAAACTAGTAATCATTGAGATAAAAGCTACTAAAGTTAAACCTAGTAAAGTACCGCCAATTGTTCTGTCATTCATCATTTTTTTGTCCTTGTTGTTGTGAAACATTATTGTTTCGTTTTGTTGTTGTATACATATTAGCATTATTGGGTTGACTCGTAAAGCAAGAAAATCAAGACCGTGTAAAAATTACAATCGACCAATTCTAGTACTAAAGATTTATAGATCGGGCGCGCGTTGCATTTTTAATTTATTGAGTCAAGTGCATTGTAAAAATTACAATTGCTAAGTGCTTGATATCATTGCGTTTTGCTCCAGATGCATTTAAAAAAGTTTTGAAGGGCAAAGCATGTAAAGCAAGTAAACCGGCTTAGAAACGATTCTCGTAACGATTAGAGGTGTTGCCAATTATTTGTGGCAGTCAACCCCTATTGTAAATTTTACAAAAGAATATACGCATCTTCATGAGAATAATATACGCACCTTTAAAAGAATATACGCAGTTTAAGTTAAAATAAATTTTTTACCTATACGGGCTGATGGCGCGCGTGGGCTGGTGTAGGTTTTTTGACACCTATACCACATCTTGTGGTGGTGTATATTCTGAGCAGTGAGCAAAAATGAAAGACTCAAACGCCAATATGGCCTAAAAAACGCGGGACAGATCGGGACAGATCGGGACAGGAATTTTGCAATATTTGTCCCGGGGTTTAGAGGGGGTTTCTAGGCATCCTGAGGCAATCGCGACGCGTCGGGGACAGATGGGACAGGAATTTCGACCAACATACCTTTACTATTCTATACTCTTACTACCTATACCTCATTTTCTACTAACCAAATAATATAAATATCTATACCACTTGTACCAATTGGCAATAAACCTCAATGAAAGCGGTGACTTAGCCACGGACAGTGAACTTTTACATCTGTCCCCACCGCACCACACAAAAGCTAACAATATCAATGACTTGCTTAACATACTGAACGGGACAAGGCGGACAGATTCTAACTCATTGAAATCATTGAAAAATCATCAAAAACATGAAAAATTTACATGATTGACTTGATTTACCGAAAAATTTTTGAGAAGATGAACTTGAAAATCAGGAATTACACACCTGACATGTATAACAGCAACAAGGAGGGCATTTATGCCTAGATTACTAACAATTAACGCAAAAATGAAAAGGACTACTACACAAGATGTAGTGGTATACAACTTTGGCATACCTGCTAAGAACACATGCCCTAGTGCAGATGGGTGTAAAGAATACTGCTATGCTACTAAAGGCCTTTACGCAATGCCATCAGCAAAACGGGCTTATGAGTTTAGGTTTAAGCAGACTAAAAGCCCCTACTTCTATGTAATGATGCAATATGAAATAGAGTCTTTACCTGTAAGACCGACACATATACGTATACATGATAGTGGGGACTTTTATAATAAGCAATATGCTCTTAAGTGGTATGACATAGCTCATAATAATCAAGATATAGTATTTTATGGCTATACTAAGCGCATAGATATATTTAAAGACATTGGTATGCATCCATTGCCTAAGAATCTTAAGCTTATATTTAGTTATGGTGGTAAGTTAGATCATCTTATTAACCCAAATGAGGACCGTCATAGCTATATATTTGGCGACATTGAGTCCTTAGAGCGTAGTGGATACCACAATGCCACTCACAATGATTTAGAAGCATTATATGAAGATAACCATAGAATAGGATTAGTAATCCATTAGGAGGCGTATGAGTTTAAAGGTAACACTGGTAGAAATAATCACTGAAGAGGTTAAAGTTGAAGCTGAGGTATTTACCAATATTAATGCTTTTTACAAGTGGTTGACGGATGACCTTGAGTATAACAGTGATGAGCTGAGCGAGATTAAGTATGGTCACGAAAATGGTAATAACATTTGTGTATGTGCTAATGATCGTGTTGAGAGTTTTAATATTTACAATAATTATTTGGTTATGGGGGAATAATGACTAGGATTAAGTATTTTATACAAAACAATGGTGAGAGTTTATCTGAGGCTGTGTATTGTTACGGTGAGTGCGAGGATATGTATGACACCATAGAGCAATGTAGGGCCATGGCGACAGTTGAGGGCTTTGAGAATTACAAAATATACACAATACACATGTATGAACAACAAGGAGAAACACATGTTTAAATTAGTACAAGAACCAATTATTGACTTTCCACAATTCGACAAGCGTAAACTATACGATGCGATGGGGAATGAACTTACCTCACACAGAGGTATTACAAACACTGAGACAGGTGAGGTTGTTTCGGTAATGAGTAACAGATACTCGATTATAAACCATGAGGAGGCTTTTGGTATTATGGATAAGGCCGCAACGAACCTATGTTCTGAAGCTAAAGCCAAGTACGAATTTGGTACTGATGGAAAGACTATGAAGCTAACATGGGACTTACCGCAGTCATACAATGTTGATGTAGGTGAGGGTGATTCTCTTAGGACTAGATTAGTTGGTCTGAATAGTGTTGACGGTAGTAGAAGCTTAAGTTTCCACATTGACTTCGAGAGATTGGTATGTGCCAACGGTATGGTTGGATTTACTAGAGAGTTTTCATTTGCTCGTAAGCACAGTAAGCATATCAAGTCTGACATCGGAGCATTTGACTTAGAGAAACAAGTTGAATATGCTTGGTGTACGGTAAAAGATAGAGCAGGAGATCTGAAAAATAATTCAGTTGACTACGCTCAAGGTATGGCAGTAATCAAGGAAGTTGTTGATAGGAAACTATTCCCTAAGAAGCTAGAGAAATGGATATCTGAAGAATGGCGTAGAGCTAGTCACGGATTCTATGAACAAGCACAAGAGAACGGTGCAAACTTATGGACATTGTACAATGCTTTTACTAGTGCCATTACTCATGAGATTGATAAGAACGGTAACACGCTTACTGATGGACAGAAAGAACTATACGGTAAGAGAGTAAATAACTTATTCGGGCAGTTGCTCGCAGCATAGGGGTAGAAATGATTAACTACAATGAAAACAATGAAGGCATGAGGACAGCCACAGCAGTTAAGTATGCTAACAAATACTTAGTGCAAGGGCATCCATTCTATGACCACTATACATCACCTCAGTTTGTCGGGTTCAAGCCCGACATGGCTGATACAAACTTAATGAACATCATTCTGCTTATGAGTGGGTATATAGTATCAGGACAAATAGCAGTAAAACACTGGAAGCCGTGGAACAGATGGACTAAGGCAATTGCTATGACTAAAGGCAAGAGCATAAACCTTAATGTACGTAGGATGTATAGACCTACAGGAAGCATACTCAACACGATAGTACATGAGACTGTACACATAGTTGACAGCCACCATAGCTATACATTTGGGCATGGGTCGAACGATCCAACAGGCAAAAGCAAAACAGCACCATACCTTATAGGTAAATTAGCGGAGGAATATTATGAAACAGGAAAACTCTACAGTTACAACGAACTATATGCACTCTAGGGACAACGTGCTAGAGATACTGAAGAACGTAATTATAGGATTAAAGACAGAAGATAGTGAGATGTTTGCAGGCTACCTGAGAGGAGTAGGATTTGCGATTGAACTACTGGAGGAAGAATGCAAGTATTCGAAGGAATAAAGAACGCATTGATAATAAGTATTATGATTTATAGTTTGCTATACTGCTTCGTTATTAATATTTAACGTGTGTAAACTAGATAGGAAGAAGTAGTATAGTAATCCTTGTTGTTAGGCCCCCTTCGGGGGGTCGTTTTAACAGTAACATAATGCTTAATTAGGTAACATAAAGGGGTAAGTTATGAGGGATACATGGTTAATTGAGTTTTTGCTTCTTATGTTGCTTGCTCAAAATGCAATTATATATTTTTTAGAAAAACAAAAATAAGTAACATAATGCTTAATTAGGTAATATAAAGGGGAGAAAAATGGCACGATACAACAAAGGGCTTTCAATAGCGTTTAATGATAATGACGGGGGGGCAACTTATTCTTTAAACCCTTATTGCTATAGTGACTTTGAGAGACATTATAGGTGCTTGGGAAAACTAAAAGCTAGATGGTTTTTCTTTAAGATTTTCTGGAGATCGCTTAAAATTGTAGAAGAAAAAATAGATACTAGCTATGGTGGTAGAAGTCATAAGTTTAAGGTTTAACTAAGTAACCTAACGCACATTAGGTAATATAAAGGGGTAAGTTATGAAATTCATAATTTTAATACTAATTGCCTCATCATGCACTTTTAAACCTGAACGTAGAAATGATTGCAGGGTTATAGCTTATTTAAAAGTAGATGATGAGATAATAGAGAAAAATAGCATAGGTAGGCTAGTTTTTAAGAAAAAAGGTTTAGTACCAATGGATAAAAGAGTTATTCATTTTTTATGTTCTTGTGACTATGTTGATGGGAATATACCAGTTTGCCTAATCAAGCCGCAGTTTTTAAGAATAAATAAACCTAACGACAATAGGTAATATAAGGGAAAAATTGTGAGAAAAGATAAAATAAAAATAGGTAAAGGTGTTTTTTACAAAAAGAATACAGATAAGGTTTATGAGTCGAGA